GATAACAAGAAAGGACTGAAGCTATTTATTGTTGGCTTCGGTAGTCCAAAGTTCAAAGACTAGGAGAACAAATGAACAAAGAGAAGTTAATCGCTATCGCAGGAACTTACCTACGTGCAGGAATTGCATCAGTAATTGCGCTATGGCTTGCAGGTGTGACAGATCCTAAGGCTCTGGCAACTGCAGGTATTGCAGCTATTGCAGGTCCAGTGCTCAAGGCATTAGACCCAAAGTCAACAGATTTTGGACGCGGAGCTAAGTAAGAAGTAACTGCGAGGCGAAGAGGCTCACTCCCTACGGGGAGTGGGCTTCTTTTTTTATGCCATTTTATCGGCAGGACAAGGAACTGTGACTAAGTTTCCACAACTAACGCAGGTTCCATCAAGGAACCACCAAACTATCTCAGAATCTTCAAAGCTCGCCATAACCTGAAAAACCTGCGACCCACAGGTACATACGTGAATAGGTCCTAAACCCCGCAAATCGGCCCCGAAAGGCTTAGGAATGGCATTCCAGATCTTAAATACAGACAGTCTGGGTAAGCGAAATTGCATACAATATAATAACTCTGCCCTTGTGTCGTGTGACCAGCGACACGCCGTTGCTGATAGGCTTGGTTTATGACAACAATCGCAGCGCTTGAAGGTATTGATTACGCGGTTCTAGTAGCTGACTCACAGATTACAGAAGATAACCTTGTAACCCTAGCAACTAGTACACCTAAAATCGTTGAGGTTGGTAAGTATCTATTAGGTATCTCAGGTGATACACGACCAGGAGATATCCTTGCCTATAACTGGAAGCCACCAATCTACAAAGGTGAAGACCCAGCACAATTTATGGGAAAGAAAATCATCCCCAGTATTACCCAAGCATTTACCGACAACAACTACGACTACAACAAGGTGGACAAAGATGATGGCTTTGATTATCTCATTGCTTTTAACGGTAATATCTTTCGTATTGCTTGTGATCTCTCTTTTTTCCAAGCAAATCACGGAGCGTATGGCATTGGTTCTGGTGGTCAGCTTGCTCTTGGCTACCTGTATTCAATTGTCAAGCCTGATATGGACTTAACCTATGCTAAGCGACACGCCCGTAAAGCCGTAGAGATTGCTTCAGTCCTTGACTCCAACACTGGTAAGCCTTTACAGTTGGTGGTACAGGAACGGTTCTAGGAGGAGCTATGGAGTTCAATACATTTGATTATGTAAAACCAGAGTTCAAAGAAGTAATGGCAACAGGTGAATACGCTGCACATTACTGGTTCGAACAAGGGTGGAAAGCGTGTAGACTTGCTTTCTTGTTGCACAAACAAGCAGAAGAAGCTGGAGCATTCAGAGTATGACAACATTTTTATTAGGTCTTATCATTGGAATAGTAGTTGGCAGAGCATTTGATTTATGGGTAGATTGGAAATACAAGAAGTGAGTATTACTGATCCAAAAGAACTACTACTTGATGCACTACGTGCAGGCGATGCTAAGCGTTCACGTTCTACACAAGTACAGATTGGTCCATCAGAGGTAGGTGGTTGTCGCCGTAAGGTGTGGTACCGACTTAACAACCAACCAGAGACTAACGATAACGAATTAAAACTAGCAGCCATTATGGGTACTGCTATCCACGCAGAAATTGAAAGAGCATTAGCTGATAATCCAGATGTATTAGTTGAAGTTGAAGCTGAATACAATGGAATGAAAGCGCACATTGACTGTTTTGTACCTAGTACTGGTGATGTCATTGACTGGAAGACAAGTAAGGTAAAGAATCTTTCATACTTCCCATCAACACAACAACGCTGGCAGGTACAAACCTATGGTTATTTATTGGCCAAGAATGGATACGATATCAAACGTGTATCTCTAGTTGCTATCGCACGTGATGGTGATGAGCGAGATGTCAAGGTGCATACAGAAGATTACAACGAAGCAATGGCACTTGAAGCACTGAGCTGGCTAGAAGCTGTCAAGGCATCAGAGGTAGCACCAGAACCAGAGCGTGAAGAAAACTACTGCAAATTCTATTGCAAGTTCTATGACGCAAGTGGGCAGTTAGGATGCGTTGGTCTAAAAAAAGAACGTATAGCTAGTGAAGAAGTATTAATACAGGATAGAGATGCTTCCATTAATGCAATGAAATACTTACAAATAGACGAGCAAATTAAAAACTTGACAAGTCAGAAAGAATCACTAAAGTCTTCCCTTGAGGGAATTGCTGGCGTTACAGATACAGGTATCCAAGTTCGATGGAACAAGGTAGCTGGAGTGACGTCAGTAGATAAAGATGAAGTGCTTGCTAAACTTGGTTTCGTACCGACTAAGCAGGGTGCAGATTCATTACGGTTAACAATCAAACAATCTGGAGGAAAGTAAATGGCTGCAAACGAAAACACAAAGTTCCAAGTAAATTTCAAGACAAGCAATGGAACTCTTATCAATCTCTATGCAAGTGACATTAAAGAACTAGAGACAGGTCTTACCGATCTATCAATGGTGTCTTCTCTTATTAAGTCAACAGATGCTGAACTTAATGGTGGCAAAGCATCAGCACCTACTGTTGAATCAATTACAAAACAATTTGAAACACCACCTGTTGCTGCACCTGCTGTTGTTGAAGGACAAGCACCAAGCTGTAAGCACGGTGTGATGAGTTTCCGTACAGGTACTTCTGCTCGTGGCCCTTGGAAGGGTTGGATGTGTGCTGCACCAAAGGGTGCAGTAGATAAGTGCGCAACTATCTGGGCTTAAAGAATGCGGGAACCACACGAGTTTGAGGTTCCTTTATGTGCTCAGGTAGGTGGAGATCTTTTCTTTCCTGAAAAGGAAAACGAAGGCAAGCTTGTACGTCTGAGCATTGCATCAGCAAAATCAATATGTCGTGGCTGTCAACACATCGTTGAATGTGCTGAGTGGGGCATCCGTAAGGAACGTTTTGGAATCTGGGGCGGTCTTACCGATAGTGAGCGAAGGCAGATACGCAATCAACGACGAATAAAATTGGAAGAGGAGAAGAGTGCTTAATCTTTCCCGTGCTTGGGGCGGTGTGACTACCAAAGCCACACCACTACCTGACGTGTGGAAAAATCTAGTTAAGCACTCTGTCAAGTTCCGTCGAGGCCAAGTCTGTATGGTCGCTGCTGCACCTAATGCTGGTAAGTCAATGTTCGCATTGATATACGCAATCAAAGCACGAGTTCCAACGTTATTCTTTTCTGCTGATACAGACACAGCAACAGTAATGATTCGTGCTGCTGCTCATCTTTCAGGTCACACACAAGTGACTGTCGAAAGTAACATCAATAAAAGTCAGCGCCACTACGATTCTTATTTAACTAAAGCTTCTCATATTCAGTGGGTCTTTGACTCCAGTCCGTCTCTTGATGATATTGAGATGGAGATTAAAGCCTATGTAGAACTCTATGGTGTGATGCCAGAGTTGATTATCATAGACAACCTAATGAATGTGGCAGCAGAGACAGATAATGAATGGGCTGGACTTCGTGCAATTATGATGGAGTTGCACGATATGGCACGTAAGACTGAGGCTTGTGTGCTTGTACTCCATCACGTAAGCGAACAGAGCGAGTATGGTTCTCCTATGATGCCACCACCTAGACGTGCTATTCACGGAAAGGTGAGTCAACTACCAGCTCTTATCCTTACGCTTGGGTATGATCCTTCACAGGGCCTGCTTCGGATAGCATCAGTCAAGAATCGTTTTGGTCCACACTATGCAGATGCTTCACAATGGGCATCTCTATTTGTAGACTTTGGTTCTTGTCAGATAGGCGATGATGATGCGCAAGGTAGGGCCTACCTGCGTAGCAACAGCGAGGAGAGTACGTACGGTGCTATCTAATTACGCTCTAACAACAGAAGAGGAAGCTATCTGTGTCGAAGTCGGATACCAAAGACAGAAGCCATATTTTGCTGACCCAACAAAGAATGTTAATTACTCAGAGGGCGACCTATGGGAAATGTGGCAACACGTTGTGTGTGCAGGATCGGAACTTGCATTCGCACGTATGGTCGGTAAGTATGACTTCACTCCACACTACAATAAATGGAAATCAGAATTGGACATTCCAGGATTTGGAGAAATTCGTTACTCATTTCCACCAGTAAGAGGAATGCGTTACTCATCTAGAGATAACGATAATCTTGTATATGTATTAATGTCTGATGGTCTATGCCATAAGACACGAAGGGTTGGACCTGATTGGAAAGGCCCTGAATATAAAGCTATTGGATGGAAACTTGGCTCCGAATGCAAGCGTGAAGAGTGGAGATATAATGATAGGACTTGGTATGTACCAGTTACATACCTTAATTCTATGGAGAGTTTAACATTTAATGGCGAATAAAAACGGACGCAAAGGTTCTCAGTTTGAGACAGATGTAATGAAATGGTTCCGCAAAGTTGGAGTCATTGCAGAACGTCTGACCAAAGCTGGGGCAAAAGATGAAGGTGATATGGTTGTTATCATATCTGGAGAAACCTACATCTTAGAACTCAAGAACAGGCAGACCCTTTCCCTGCCTGAGTTCTGGAGAGAAGCACAAGTTGAGGCGCTTAACTATGCAAAGGCACGAGGTCTTGGGGAAGTTCCTTTGTCTTATGTCGTAGTTAAGCGTCGCAACGCTTCAATAGATCAGGCTTGGGTAATCCAAGATTTAACTCAATGGCTAAAGGAGAAACAATAATGCCAGTACCAGAAGGTGACATAACAACAACAGAGATACTAATACCAGAAGTTGTACCAGCAGTAGAAGAGGTCGAAGATGATTTGCCCGAACTGTCTTAAAGGTGGAGAAGAGAACGGTCTTGCTCATTACAAGCGTTCAGCTCATTGGCACGACAAGTGTGATGCAAAGGGGTGTGTATGCCAGCACAAGACTGGTCCAGGATACGTAAAGCGGGCAGATACAAAGGTGCCGTTGATGCAACTTCAATCCCCATAGGAACTATTGTTTCCTATTACGGTGGAGAAGTAAGAGAAGGTAAGTCAGCATCAGTTCGTTGCTGCATACATACAGACAGCAGACGTAGTGCTGTAATAAATACGTATGACAACCTATACTTTTGTCACACCTGCGGTAAGGGTGGTAGCTCAGTAGATGTTGTTATGCACAAAGAGAATTTGGAGTTTAAGGATGCCCTCAATCGCGCAATCGAAATCATTAACGGAAGCGGCCAAACAATACAGCCAAAACATAAGCGCGGAGGCTCTAGGTTATCTAGAAGAACGTGGAATATCTGATGTAGTTGCGCACCAGTACTCGTTGGGTACTGTCGTTAACCCTATTAATGGACACGAGATGCACCAAGGCTGGTTATCTATACCCTATATGACAGCTAGTGGTAGTTGCGTAGGCTTTAAGTTTCGCCGACTAGATGATGGCAAACCAAAGTATGGATCTCCAACAGGACAGAAGGCGCATCTATACAATGTAGGGGACATTACTATTGACTCATCTTATATCGCGGTGTGTGAAGGTGAGTTAGATACTGTGATTTTATCTGGACTTATAGGAATACCAGCAGTAGGTGTACCTGGTGTACAAGCTTGGAAGCCACATTTTCCAAAGCTATTTACTGGCTACGATACTGTATTTGTTATTGGTGATAATGATATTAAAGAGGATGGGACTAATCCTGGCGCTGAGTTTGCTAAGCGTGTCGCGCAAGAGGTTTCTAATAGCACAATAGTAACATTACCCCCATCAATGGACATCAATGACTTCTATCTAGCCAAAGGCTTAGATGCAACGAGGGCTTTGTTACTAGGTGAGAAGGGTGAGTGATGCTGAATGGACCATAGTGGTACAGACTTTGCAGCATATGGGCTTTCAGGTCCTGAACCTAGACAAGTCCAAAGAGATACTGATAATAAAGCCCATACCAACCCGTTAGTAGATCACTTAGCTGTTGTTGGCTATCGTGCAATGGGTGTAAGCACTGAGGATTTAACTTCTTTCATTGAGGCTTTTGCATCTTTACGTGCTATGCGTGTTAAGGGTGTAGGACACGAGCAATATGCGATAGCACAAGGACAGAAGTTTGAGTCCTTTACTACCGCAGATACTATTAGAGAATTAGTTGAAGAACTAGCAGATGCTAGTAACTACATAGATTTCCTTGCTATCAAACTGCTCAACATCCAACACACTATAGATTTGGTGCTACCTGACTGTGACTGAACTACATAAATCTATTTACGACATAGCACCCAGCGTTGCTAGTGCAATAGCACGTCGCTTTCGTAACTACGTAGAACGAGATGATGTCCTGCAAGAGTGCCTTGCTTGGGCATTAACACGTGGCAAACAGTTTGATGAGATGCTTAATGAACCTAATCCAGTCCAACGTGTTATCAATGAGAAGCGTATAGCTTGGCAGATGAAGCGTACTGCTGAGCGTTATGCTCGCAAAGAGAAGGCCGCCAAGTCTGGCTATCGCACAGGTGATGAAGCCTTCTACGATACAGCTATGATTGCACAAGTATTGCCACACGTTATTGCATCCATCGTTGATGATACGGTGCTAGAACAGGCTCAGAACCTCATCAATGATGGCTCTCCTAAAAAACCTAGCGTTCCAGCAGAAGGTGGCAACCTGCTTGCTACCTTGATTGATGTCAAACGTTCTTATCTGAAGCTCGAAGTAGAAGACCAGACCATACTTCGTATGCGCTACCACGAGGGTCAGACTTTGCAACAAGTAGCGCACGTCTTAGAGTGTGCAGTATCTACTGCAGATCGCAGATGCACCAGCGCATTACGCAAGGTGCAGAATGGTTTAGGCGGTGACAACCCGTGGCAATGACATACAGCTTTAAGTGTATTTGTGGTGTAAGTATAAATGCTAATACGGAACTTCAATTAGAAAAATTATTAAATCGTCATTCTAAAAATAGTTCTATTCACAAAAGGCAAGGTTGGGAAGGACATTCTGGGGTTGGAAATGGTGAAGTATGAAAGAGTTAGATCTATTTCTATTCTTAATGGATAACAAGTACCCAGACTTACAGAAGTCAGAGGGTATCTATGACTCCTTTGATTGTATTAGTCGTGACTCTGCTGCATACATAGAGTTGAAGTGTCGTAATACACACTATCCTACGCTACTGATTGAAGAGTTCAAGTATCGAAAGCTTATTACCCAGGCGGCAGAGCGAGATCTCAACCCCTTCTATATCAACTCGACCCCAGAAGGGGTCTTTTCTTTTGACTTAATGGATATACCAGAACCTGAATGGTTCACCCATAGAATGCCAGCGACTACTGAGTTCTCGCGTAACAATAAGATTGATAAGTTAGTAGGTTACTTACCGATTGAAGAGGCAGTAAAGCTATGATCTATGACTACAAGTGTGGTAAGTGTAATTCAACTGTATCGGTTGAGCGTTCTATCCACGAGGAGGCATCTACTCCTATGTGCTTTGATTGTCACGAGATTATGAATCGAGTATGGGATTCACCTTCGGTTACCTTTAAGGGTAAAGGCTTTTACTCTACCGATAAGTAAAGAACCCCACCACAGGAAGGGTTATGGTGGGGTTTTTATTACTCGGACGGAATGAGTGGTTCAGATTATATCAGTACCATCCACGTCTGTTGCTGTGTCTGAGAGCGCGACACGCACTTCCTGAATAGCGGTGCTCAATGTATCGTAGACCGTGAAGGATTTGTAGTTCAGGCTCTCTACTACGTTCTCCAAGGAGCTGAGCAATTCCGAAAGCTGACGAAGCTGGTTTGCCCTTAGAGTTCTTTGGGAAACCAAGGTGGTCGAAGCGGGATTCACGGGACCAAAGTCGTATAAGGCACGTCGTTTCTGCTCTCGTATATCCGAGAGCTTTACTAAACTTGTATGCGAGTCGTTTGTTCTCAACCTTCTCCTCCATTGTTGCCTTGGTTTGTATCGGTTTGGGTAAGGGTAATTCCCCTAGCTTTTGCACGTGCAACGATACGAGGACTAATAGTAGTACCGTTAAGATCAATCCACGCTTTGCCTTCTTGCTCATCACTCACCTTCTCCTTCTCCAGCAATTCTTTATATGCGTCTGGGTAGGTTTGTGCCAACTTCACCAGGGCGCGATCCCTTGCTCTTCGATAGTTGCGGTAATAGACGGCCTGCTTTGCAGCACTCGCCAATCGCTTCTCATTCTCCATTGATATTATTCTCCCATACAATGAGGGCATATGCCACCAGCATTACGGCTAATAAACCCAAGACATAGCTCATTGATTCACCGCTAATACGGCATAGACCAATTTGGTTATGTCAATGGGTTGGCCCACTAGGTGAGCATCTTCCTCGTCACTCTCCCAGCCCGATACAAGGATCCTGCAATTGACAGGGCTATTGCGTAGATATCGAATAGCTTCGTGCGTATCGTTGCCACCCCAAATTGCCTCACCCTTCCCATCTACTATCTCATATAGATTCACAAGCGTGGATACACGTGGGTGGAATGCAATTACATCACTCATTCTCCCCCTGCCCTTCTGAATATACATCTACCATAGACAATGCGTAGGTCATTCTCATTAGGTTCATCCCCGCCTCCTTCTCCGTCTCCTCTTGTTGTATTTGGATCAATGCCAGATCACGGCATAACTCTGCCTTAGCTAGCCAGTATTCTTTATTCATTTACTCTCTCCCTCGCACTCGTCACACTCTTTACAGAACCCGCAATCCTCACAAGTAAAGTTATACTCCTCGCATACTTCACAGTATGGCAACTTGCTAGTTTTATTCACTTGCTCTCCTCCTCGCTTGGTAAGCACGATACGCACCACGCAGTATCGTTGCCTTCTTTCACTATCTGGCCTTCAATATCGGCCCACACTATCTCATCCTCATCTAGCTCATCACTACATCTAAAGCATTTAATAGGCTCTACCTCCTCCTCAATACCTAGCGCAATATCATCATCTAGGCGTGGCTCGTATCCCATTACTCACCCTCCTCCTCTTTGATCTCCTTCATTACATCACTCACGCTCTTCTCTGGCGTGTCTGACGATAGCGTGATCTTAGATAACGCCTCACCTAACGCCGTTCGCCAATTACTTCCCTCACCCGAAGCTAACGGGGTAGGTTCGCCACCGCTAAAATCGAATAGTTCTACCTTATTCCACTTAGATCCAGCGTGGATCACCACGGTTACCACGTGCGTTACTGATTTCTCTTCACTCATTACTTATCCTCCTTCGGACAGTCGCTATATGGATTTTCATTACCTTCATTATCTTCACACGAACACCAACCAAAATTCTCCACTTGGGTAGCGTGTGTCAATTGTGCTATCTCACTCCAGCTCATTGATTCTTGATTCATTACTCCCCCTCTCCGTCTTCTCCACCGTGTTGCTCACAATGGAAGAATGTTTCGCTTGTAGAATTATCACAATCTTCTGCGTGGCAGATTAGTTTACTCATTACTTCCCCTCCTCTTCTATTACCGATACGTGGATAGGCGGGTATTCGCCTAACCCTTCAAGCCAGATTTCTTCGTCGTCTAGTAGTAATGCCACGTTAGTAGAGTGAGCGAAATTAATAGGATCTATTCCAAGCTCACCACGAATAGCCTCATTAGCCCTATCTAACGCTAGCTCACGGCTATCATCACTTAGATTACCCGTCGTATCGTCTATATCAATGGAGATCTTGGTAGTTAAGCTCCAATAGTTACCCGTAAAGATAACGTTGTAATCGTATTCACTCATTACTCACCCTCCAATTCGTAGGTGGCGTCATTCGCCACGCTATCTCCATACTCTTCTGCAATTATGAGCTTGGCCCGTGATAAGGCCTCGCTATCACTATCGGCTCCTAGTGAGATCGCTTCATTCCTTAAAGTAACTAGCACTACATAATCTTTCATTATGCGCTCACCTTCTGCACAATTCCACGGGGTAGATCTCTAGTGCCGTCGTCTAAGAATGATCCTTCTTCTTCTGACTCTTGATCTTTCAAGAATGAAATAGCACTTTCACGGCTAGTTTCATTCTCTATATATTTATAGCCTAGTCTCTCTAATTTCTTGCATAGAGTACGTAGTTGCTCTTCAATATGAGATCCAGATAAGTCAATGGGTTCAGCATTCTCATTACCTAGCTCCACGTTGAAAGTATTGTAGTGAGAGTAATGATTACTCCAAGAATTGCGTACTAGATCTACATAATAAGATCCTTCTGGCCACGTAAGGCTTGGAGCCTCGCGCTTGTAGATTCTGCCATATAGTGCCACGCCGTCTCCCTGGCAGTAACTAAGAGAGTAGGCAATAGTGATGTCTTCGGGTAAGGATCCTAGATCCTCTTCTAATTTACCTTCTAGGTAATCGGTAAGCTCTCGCTCACTTAGCCATTCAAGAAGGTGTCTCTGTATATCGTCTATCGCCTTCTCACGTGCCTCTTCATTCAATTCGGAGAATGAGTAACGGCGTACTACGTATTCTTTCATTCTTATACCCCTTCCAAGGTAGTTGTAGGGCGATTCACCCTCCCTCCCCCTCCACTTCTGCCCGTGGAGGAGGAGAGATAGCTAACCGCTATTGCCTTACCTTACCGTATCTTATCCTATAAGTACTCGAATAGATCCCCGTCTCCGATTATATCTTCTATGTCGGATAAGCTATAAGGATCGTCGCCGTAGATAAGATCATTCAACTGTGTAACGATCTCCTCCTTCGTATCTCCTATCACTCTTCCCCCTCCTCTCCGCATTCGCATAAGTGGCCGTCGGTAAAGCATACGTAAGTGCCAGATAGGTGAGTACGGTAACCGTACCGTCTCTCCCCCTCCACTTCTAAGTAGAATCTATCGTTATCGTCTAGGAGCGTGGCCCCTTGGATCTCACGCTCACGGCCTAGTGTCCAAGCTCCGTTATTCACTCTTCTCCTCCCCTTCCAATACTTCAATTCTATTGATTATGAGATCTAATAGAATGCCATTCTTAGCGGGATCTTCGAAGTAAGGATTACTTCTCACCCTCCAATACTCCTCGCGTAACACTTCCAATTCTCTACTCACTCTCCTCCCCCTTCTCTTCTTGCTCATAAGATCCAACGGGGATAATCTGCACAATTCCCGCCTCCTGTAAAGCTTTCAATAGCTCTTGATTACTCACGCACTCACCCGCTCCTTCTGCCCTAGTGTGATCCCCGCTAAGGCGTAGGCCTTCACGATAGCCTTCACCCGTGGCGCGGTTAGCTCCGCGCTAACGATCTCTTCGCCCGTGGATAGATCCACAAGACTAACCCGATTCTTCTCATATTTCATAATTAACCCCTTCCAAGGTTTAAGATCTGCCCCTAGTGGCAGACTACCGCGCACGGCCTAAGCCGTGCGAGATAGTACGCTCCTAGAGATTACACTCCGCCATAGATCCGATACATATTCCCGAATCGGTTACCCAATAATTACCCATAAGCCAGAAGGCCCCAACGATTAGAAGGCCCACGGCCACGCCTAACACGAATGCCCCGCGCTTGGTGATCTTCTCCACGGTTAAGCCTCCAAGCCGTCTAGCATAATTGAGGCGTAACGCCATACAGGGGAGCCTTCTTTCACTTCACGCCTAGCCCCGTCGTACCAATCTTGGAAGACATAATCAATGCGACGGATCCCGTTGCTATCGTGTTGCACTTCGATCCAATCGGCGGGGCCTCCTCCGCTCCACGTTAGGCGGGTTACCTTGTAAGTCTCATAACCATAGGCGAATTCGTAAATTTCACCGTTAGCTTGATCTCTTAAATCTTCGTCGCCTTCGTAATCGTCGGCGATAGCAAAGAGATCACGAAGATCCTTCTCGCGATCTTTCAACTGGCCTTCAATTCTGGCCTCGCAACTCTTAGCCTTAATATCTTCCAATTGTGCGCCTAGCTCTTCAATTGTGCTCATTAGTTAGATCCCTTCGATAGTGTTGCAATAGCTCCCACAATAGAGAGTGAGAGGAGTGAGATTAGAATAATTGCAAGAGTACTCTCTAACGTAATCGTTACCGTGGAGAGAATAGAGTAAAGATATGCGGGCAATAAACTAGCGATAAACAATAAGAATTTCATTATGCGTTACTCACTATCACCTTGGTTAAATTAATCGGGGCAGAATTGCAACGGTTACACGATTCAATTGCTCCGTATTCGTTGAAGTAATACTCCGCAATTGCTCCGCATTCGTCGCACTTAGCGTAAGAGACTTTAGGCATTGGTGTTGATTTCATTCGATTCGATCCTTAACTATTAGAGTGAGGAGGCAGATCCTCTCCACGTGATTATTATGCCATACGTTACCCCATAGGGAAGACATATAAGGGGCCAGATTCTGGCCACGTGTCCCAAGCTCCAAGAGGCTAGACGGGGCCAGATCCAAGGCCCGAAGGGGTAAAGCTGGGCCAGATCTAAGGGGCCGAAGGCCCGAATGATCCAAGGTAAGCAAGGAGGCCGAAGGCTTGGGCCGTAATCTCTGGCCCGTAAAGCTCTGGCCCGTGGATCAATAGAGCCGTGAAGGGTTAGGCCTTGAGCCGTAAGGCGTGAGGCCTTGGGTAATCGGTAGGGCCGTGAGGCCCTAGATCCTTGGGGTTATCGCTAGGCCTTGGGCTATTCGTTAGGCGGGTTTATTAATACAGCTTGGGCAATTGATACAGGGATCCCCGTGCCAGAAGGGGAGCCTACCCGTCGGGAATTGCTAACGGTACGGTACGGGGCAGAATGCGGGCCGTCGGTTACGGTATCGGCCACGGGTACGGCGAGGAGACCCTACGGTGTTAAGTTTAGTACGTGTGTAGTGTATGTACCCACTACAGATATATTTCCTAAAGTGAACCAGATCACTTATTAATGTCCTATTTTGTACCGTATTTATAGTGACGTTAGTCACATTCTGTAAATACTTTATACCATAGGCAGGAAATGACTTTTTATTCCTGCCTTATATACAGTAGGGGCGGTAATTGTGATAGCCCCGTACCGACTCGCTACGGTTACCCTACGCGAGTCCCTAGGACGAGTACCAACTTACCCCTCGCTACGCTGTAGCTTGCTCGGGAGTTTAGCGTACGGTACGTCGTGCAAAGCACGACTTTTAGTTGGGTGTAGTCTACCTATAACCCAATGAGAATCCAGGAGATCCAATGGCTGAAAACTCAGCAGATATAGCAAAGCGCATTATCCTTAGTGCCGTAGCTGAAGGTATGACCATTGAACAAGCCTGTCTATCGGCTGGTAAATCCTATAAGACTTATGAGTACTATCGTCGCACCGACAAAATGTTCACGGACAAAATTGATAGAACTCGCCTTGGTCTTAAGGACAAGTCCTTTGCCTCATCCGATGTACACGACATTAGCTTTGCAGAATTTCGCCAACGCTTTCTCAACTCTAGAACCTTTCCTCATCAGCAAAACCTAGTGGATATGATCGAAGGCGTTGAACCTTCTTGGTTACATCCTAGTATGAAATATGAACCAGGCCTAGCCAACAACCGTATCCTCATCAACATCCCGCCAAACCACGCCAAGTCCATCACAATCACGGTGGACTACGTAACCTGGCAGGTAGCTCGTAATCCTAACTTTAGAGTGCTCATAGTCTCTCAGACTCAGCAACTAGCCGCAGACTTTCTCTACGCCATCAAGCAGCGTTTGACTCACCCAATGTATGAAAACCTTCAAAATGCTTATGCTGCTGGCGTAGGGTTTAACTCTAAGTCGGCCTCGTGGCAGGCCACCCGTATCACCTTTGGTGATGAACTACGTGAGTCATCTGAAAAAGACCCGAACATTGAAGCCGTCGGTATTGGCGGTCAAATCTACGGCAAGCGTGCCGATATGATTATCGTAGATGACGCGGTAACTCTTAAGAACGCTAACGAGTTTGAACGCCAGATCAAATGGTTGACACAGGACGTACGTTCTCGTCTAAACCCTACTGGTAAATTGATTATTATTGGTACCCGCGTTGCTGCAGTTGACCTCTATCGAGAACTGCGTAACCCAGATAGATACCCAGGCGGTCTAGTCCCTTGGAAGTACCTAGCAATGCCAGCTTTATTAGAAACAGATGAAAACCCCGATAAGTGGGTTACCCTATGGCCAGCATCCGATGCTCCCTTTGATGGACAGTTAGAATCAGATTTGAATGAGGATGGACTATACCCACGTTGGAATGGTCGTAACCTCTACAACGAACGTCAAGCGATGGATGCATCTACGTGGGCGTTGGTTTACCAACAACAAGATATCTCAGATGATGCCATCTTTGACCCAGCGTGTGTAAGAGGTTCTATTGATGGTATGCGTAAAGCAGGTCGTTTGGTTCCTGGTAACCCAGGCCATCCGCGTGATGTCAACGGCTTTTCTTTTATTTGTGGTCTTGATCCCGCTATGGTGGGTGATACAGCCGCCGTTTGTTACGCTGTTGATAGGGTTACACATAAACGCTATGTTGTTGATGCTATTAAAATCACTAGGCCAACACCTGCTCAAATCCGTCAATTAATTTTTGACTGGACTAACCTCTATAGTCCTAGTGAGTGGATAGTAGAAAAGAACGCATTTCAATCATTCTTAACTCAAGATGAAGGTATCCGTGCAAACTTAGCCTCACGAGGAGTGCTATTGCGCGAACACCATACTGGAAACAACAAGTGGGACTCAGGCTTTGGTGTTGCATCAATGTCAACTTTGTTTGGAACCAAGCAGCACGACGGAAAGCACCACCGCGATAACCTTATTCACTTACCTTCAGATCAAACTGAAAACATTAAGGCGCTCATTGAACAATTAATTACCTGGTCACCTAGTACTAAAGGCAAGACCGATATGGTAATGGCTCTGTGGTTCTGTGAGATTAGAGCACGTGAAATGCTCAACCAAGGTATTCACGCTACCCATCATATGAAAAACCCTTTCCTGTCTCGTTATGAACAGGGCAAGCGAATGGTCATCAATATAGATGAGCTACTCGCAGAAAAAGATCGTACGTTTATCTAAGGAGAAATCTTGTTATCAACTAAAGAGGTCGCAGCGAAAGTAGCACGGCTACAAACACGCTACGCCGCACGTGACCAGAGAATGCGCGACGTGCTCTCTGTACGTCAAGGTGATATCTCTAAGGTATACCCTGCGATGTTTTCAGAAGAATACCCAAAACCTTTAGTTGCAAACTTTGTAGATGTAGCAGCACGTGACTTAGCAGAAGTGATGTCACCTCTACCATCGTTTAACTGCGCTGCTACCAATATGGTTTCAGATTCTGCACGTAAAGCTGCAGATACACGCACTCGTATCGTTAACTACTTTGTCTCTTCCTCTGACCTACAAATCCAAATGTATACAGGTGCTGACTGGTTCAACACCTACGGTATGCTCCCAGCAATTGTTGAGATGGACTATGAAACCAATAATCCGAGAATACGTCTGCTTAATCCTTTTGGTACTTATCCTGAAATTGATAGATTTGGCCGTACCCTCTCAATCTCGCAAATAATTGCAACAGATGCTGAATCGCTTGCGATGCAGTATCCAGAGTTCTATGACCAGATTATGCCACGTAACGTCTATGCGCCTGGCTCACCTTATGTATCTTTAGTTCGCTACCACGACAAAGATCAAGATTTAATTTTTATTCCAGAACGCAAAAACCTAGTTTTATCTAATACACCTAACCCAGTAGGAAAATGTTTAGCAAGTGTAGCTATGCGCTCATCTATTGATGGCGAAGCTCGTGGACAATTTGATGATGTTCTATCAGTTCAACTTGCTCGTGCTCGTTTTGCAGTATTGCAAATCCAAGCAGCAGAAAAATCTATCCAAGCACCTATTGCTATTCCACAAGATGTGCAAGAGTTAGCACTTGGTCCTGATGCAATAATGCGCTCTGCCAATCCACAAGGTATTCGCCGTGTTCCACTAGAACTTCCTAATGGAGTATTCACCGAGTCTGGTGTTCTAGAGCGTGAGCTACGTACAGGTGCTCGTTACCCAGAGACTCGCTCAGGTAACATTGATGCATCTATAGTTACAGGTCGTGGTGTTCAAGCCCTACAAGCAGGTTTTGATACACAGATTAAAGCAGCACAAGCACAATTTGCTCGTTTATTTATGGATCTTGTATCTCTTTGTCTTGAAGTAGATGAAAAAATCTTTGGTAATGTAACTAAAGAAATTAAAGGCGTTGACGACGGAACTCCGTTTAATATGAAATACACACCATCAAAACAAATTGCAGGCAACTATGGTGTAGATGTTCGTTACGGAATTATGTCTGGTATGGATCCTAACCGTGCCATCATTGCTTTACTACAAATGCGTTCAGACAAACTCGTATCTCGTGACTATGTACGTCGTGAAATACCAATGGAGCTTAATGTAACGCAGGAGGAACAGCGTGTTGATATTGAAGAGATGCGTGATTCTTTGCGCGTTGCTGTTGCTCAGTATGCTCAGGCAATACCAGCCCTTGCGGCGCAAGGTCAAGACCCATCTCAAATCATTACTCGTATTGCAGAAGTTATTCAAGGCCGTCAAAAAGGTCTTCAACTAGAAACAGTTATTGAAAAAGCATTTGCACCTAAAGAACAACAAGAAACTCCAGAAATGGCAATGATGCCAGGGTCACCAGAAACTCCAGCAGCAGGTGCGGCCCCCGTACCTGCCTCGCAGCCAACTCCACAACAAGGCGGAGCGGCCCCTGCTGCTGGTCCAGAACAACGTCCAGATATAGCAACTCTGCTAGCTTCTATAAGCGGCGCAGCATAACTGAGGGAGGTGTAAAATGAACAAAGGATCACGTGCAGCAGCACCAATGTCAAAGCCAGTTGAAGGCAAGAAAGATACCTCTAAGCCAGCAGGCGGCCAGGTATACTTCGGAACAACTCCAGCAGGTCGTAAAGGCTCAGCAGTAAAGAAAGGCTAAGTAAATTTCAATTAACGGAGGTACTGGGCGTGGATAATAATAACAAGGTTCCACGCTCAGTACACTTCGCTGATTTTTTAGTAGTCCTTGCAGGTTTTGTACATAACATTGCAAGTTCAGTACAAACTGCAACAGAAGAATTAATGGAGATAGCTGTTTACAACGCTAACCGAAACTCAGAAGTCAATAAGGCTTGGGAACAATTTTCAAACGATTTAGAAAAGATTCAGGAGGATACCGATGGTAGATAGCCCATTACAAATAGGCGGTCCAGGAAAATTCTCCGTACGTGAAGATTTACCACCGTCACAAAATTACGGTGATCGCAAAGCAATGGCTGAAGATATCGCAGGTGCTTCTACTTCTTCTAAGCCACTTGTAAAGCCAATGCCTACTGCCGATATTGCTGCAGGTGCAGCGAAAGCAGAACCGCTAGTAGGAATGTTTGCTCCAACTCAACGCCCTAATGAAGATATTATGACTATTGCTGGTCCACCAAAACCAGCCGAAGGAAAATTATCAGACACACTTGCGGCATTACTTCCATACGATACAACTGGAGAAATTTCTGTTCTCTATCAGATGGCTTTATCTAGAGGTCAGTAGTGGGGTCAACATCCAATAACATTAAAGCTATCTCTGCTCAAGCAATGCTAACTCCAGAGCAACAACAGCAGATTAATGGCTATATCAAGGCTGTAGATTCGCACCAGAAGTTATCATCCCTTCCATCAGATGTTGCCAAATTAGAGTACGCAAAACTAACTCCAGAGCAACAGAAATCCTTAAAGGATAACTTTGGTAACGTTGAACAAAAGCGTGGATGGCTAGGAACAGCACTTCATTATACAGTAGAGCCAGCATTTAATATCATTGCAGCTCCTGTAAAGTTAGCGTTTAAGGGTGTTCAAGAACTTTCAGATTTATCTACCCGTGCTTACCGCACAGCAGCAATTGCAATTGACCAAAAAGTTGATATTGGTAAAGCGTGGACAACTGCTAATGATAAAGGCGATAAAGTTTTTAGCCCATCACGTATGGCAGAAGCAACACGTATATTTGGTTCACAGTATATGTCTGTGGCACAAAAAGTTGCAGAAGGTATGACATTAGACCAGATTGTTGCAACTGGAACTGAAGAAGAAAAACAAATTGCTGCTAAAGCCGCACAAAAAAAGGACCCACTTTTTCAAGATGCTTTAGATGCTGCTAATGCTGCTAAATATTCTCCAGGTAGATTCATTGCTAACGCTCTACTTCCTCAAAAATGGGAAGGTTCAGGTGCTGCTTACAAAACAATTTCAGGTCTTGGCGATGCTGCGTTTCGTATATTTGCAGATCCAACACTTGCGCTTGGTAAAGCAAAGAAAGCATATGATATTGGAAAATACGCATTAGATAATATCGTTGGCGATGCTGGTAATGTTCAAAAAGCATTTCAAGTTTCAAGCGTACAAAGATTTGACCAAGCTTATGTTAAAGCATTAAAAAATTATTCAATAGCTCGCAAAGCTATTAAGGATGGCACAGCAGATCCACAAGCTTTAGTACAAGCATCTATTCAACTCAAGCGAATTGCACCAGAGTTTGGTGATGATGTTATTGAAGCTATGCTTAAACAAGGCGTAGTTGAAGCTGGCACTATGAAGAACTTCCTTGCTGGAAGTGAAGACGCATTGCGTATTCTCAAAGGTCAACCAGGTCGTCAAGTTCAATTACTTCCACGTATGGATTTAGCACGTCAGACTCGTATTGCAGCATTGACTACTGGTAATAAAATTCTTCGTTTTGACCAAGCAGGTAAGCGCATTAGCCGTGAAGTGTTTAGTGACCAAACCACCATTGGTGGCATTGAAGCCCAGTTAATGGCTAAGACTAAATTTATTGACACACGCACAGGTGAAGCAGCAACTGCTAATACACCAAAAGAATTCTTAAAACAAACTGAAAAAAATCTTATTAGCGAGATTGAACGTAAGACTGCCAAAATTCGTGCAGATGGTGCATTCCGTATGCCATTAGATTATGTTCAAGATCGCATTGACCGCTTTGCATCTAAGTTTGCAAAAGTTCCATTCTTCCGTGATAACTTCTTTGACCCTAACGCAGTAGATTCTGCTGAGAAGGTCTACCAATTAGCACGTCTTGCTAATACTCGTTACAACTCACGTCTGTTTGCAGAAGCATTCAAGGCTGGAGATGAAGCACAGAAACGTCAGATTATGATGGGTGTCTTCAATACAGTAGCTGAGATTCGTGGACTTAACAAGGTTCCTGGTGGCAAGAATATTCTAGACGATTTAGCAAACTCATCACGTGAGCAACTTTTTGCTCCACGAATTCTAGTGCGTGATACTAAAGGTAAGCCAGTTCTTAATGATGATGGTACTTACCGTTACTTTGAGCCATCTAATTTTAACGACCAACAATTTGCTATCTTTGATTTTCAATTAGCAGAAGGTATGAGCGTTCCTAAAATTACAGATCTTGATGGGGTCGTTGACCGATTCCAAATTGCAAGTAAAATTATGAACTGGTCACACTCTCAGTGGGCTGAGAAACTAACATCTGCTTGGTCATTCTTAACACTTGCTGGTCCTCGTTTTGCTGTGCGTAACTCTATTGAAGATTTAATGGTTCACCTTGCAGTAGGAGATAGTGCTTGGGGATTGGTTGCAAGCAAGCGACTATCTACAAAACTACGCCTTGGTCAAGGTGGTGAAACTCTAAGTGTTATTAACAAGCTCATCAAGCGTTCAGACCGTGAACTCTATGCTGGCAAGATTGCTGCTGCTAAGACAGTGCAAGATGCTCGCAAGGTTATGGCAGATGCTGTAATGACTGACAAGTACCTTGGTAAGTTAGATCCACAAGCACGTGAGATTATTGCTGAAATGGCAGAGTTTGGTGCTATTGACGAACTACTTGCAGGCGTAGCAGAAGGTGGCAAAAAAGGTATTACTGGTGCTGACCACTGGACAGATGCACTTCGCACCGTAGATAAGTACGGCACATCCCGTGAATATAAAATTGATGGCGTTACATACGCTAAGCAAAGTGGTGGAAACTACCGTGAATATTCTCCAATTACAGCAGAGGGAAAAATTGCTTGGATAACATCCATTGCTGCAATTGGCAATGATCCTTTAGGCTCTATTGCACTTCGCTACATTGAAAATCCTGAGTATGCCAAAAAAGCTATTATTAATTTTATTAACTCTCCAGAGTATGCAGCACGTAAAGCTAAATACCAGTTGTACCGTCCAGGCAATAATGCTGACGTAGCAACCCACGCTGAGAATGTTTACGCAGCTACTCGTAATTTATTTGTTAATAGTAAAGATGTTCTTAACCAGAAGTTACTAGCAAAGGCTCGCATCCGTACACCAGAAGGTGGTATCAAGGTCAATACTCGTGACCTAGGTATTGAAGATTTACCAACATTGGCAGAAGATGCACCACAATTTGTTTCTGGTCCAAGTATTATGCCTATTGCAGAAGGTAACCCTGCTGGAAAAATCGTAGGAAAACACTGGAACTGGGTTGGCGAGATGAATGCTCGTTGGTCACGTGAACCAATGGTGCTATCTGCTGCTGTAGATATGCGTAAGCGTTGGAAAGCAGGCGGTCTAGAAGAGCGTTATCTCAAGATGATGACTGATCCTATTCGCAATAACGCTAAGTTAAGCGATGCTGAGAAGGCAGTTCTTATCAAAGACGCAGAGATTAAGGCTAAAGTCAAGATTATCGAGATGACACAGGATCTTGCCAAAGAGCGAGTACTGGCATACGTAGATAATCCAGAGGTTCGTACCCAGCTAGCCTTCACAATGCGCAACTTTGCTCGCTACTATCGTGCAACTGAAGACTTTTATCGCCGTGCATTACGTGGTGTTCGCTATAACCCAGAGTCAATCGCACGTTTATCGCTAACTTATGAAGGTTTGTCACACTCTGGGTTTGTTCAAAAAGATGATCAGGGTGAGGCTTACTTCATTTATCCAGGTATGCAACCAGTTTACGCAGCAATGTCTAAACTTGCTACAGCATTTGGTATCAAGGGTGCATTCGTTGCACCTATGCCAGTGGAGTTTGGTGCAAAACTTAATATGATTTCACCATCTATGAATCCAGACTCATTGTTCCCAACATTTTCTGGACCATTAGCAGCATTACCAGTCAAAATGATGTATGAGCTAGTTCCATCACTGAAAGAATCAGAAAAATACCTATTTGGTACCTATGGTGAAGACCAACCAATTATTAACGCCATCCTTCCAGCCCATATTAACCGTGCATTGGGTGCATTGAATAAGGATGAACGTGATTCACAGTACGCATCAGCTTTCCGCAAGGCAGTTACCTACCTAGAGGCTACTGGTCACGGATTAAAGATTACAAAAGATGCACAAGGTAACGACGTTCCACCATCACCTGGCGATCTAGAAGAATATCAGGACAGATTGAAGGCAACAACCCAGACAGTATTGGGTATGCGCTTCTTTAGTGCCTTGGTATTGCCAGCATCACCATCAGTTCAACTCAAGTCTGAGATGGCTGGATGGGTCCGTGATAACGAACGTACAAGTTTTAAGCAGGTATTTTCTAACCTAGTTACTGAATACAACGGTGATTATACCCGTGCTACTGAGGAATGGATTAAACTCTTTCCAAAGCAGATGCCATACACAATATCTGAATCTAAAAAGAATACAGTAGCTGTTATCAAGTACGGTGAGGCAGCAGGTAACTGGGTAGATAACAACACTGAGTTACTCAAGAAGTACCCAGAAGCTGCAGCATTCTTGATTCCAAACATTGGTAAGTTTAGCTATGACGCTTACAAAACAATGATGAACGAAGGTTTTCTTAATAAGAAACAGGTCGGTGATTTCCTACGTGAGACACAGATTGCTACTGACAAGCAGTACTACTTCCAGCAACGCAAGGACTATCTTGCTGCGTTGGAATCCACAGCGTCAGTAGAGCAGAAACGTATGATTAACCAGCAATGGGATATTTGGTCTGGTCAATTTATGTCTGTTAGACCACAATTGCAAACAGAATTTGCAGCAGGTGGAGCATCAGATGTTCGTCGTGAGATTGCTCTTAAAGATTTACGCAATATGCTAACTAACGAAAAGAATCTTCCAAAGACAAAGACTGTAGCCGTTCTTCGACAAATGTTGCAGACATATGACAGCTTCAGTGCTCAGTTCTCATCTATCACAGACAGAACAGATGCCGCACAAGATCGTAAAAATGCCCTTCAAGCAGGCGCTAAGGCTCAGTTACAAGAACTAGCTAACAGCAATCCAAATACTAAATCAGCATATGATGTACTCTTTGCATCATTGATCGGAGACTAAAGTGGCAGTAGGTAAAAGCAGTGGAGTAAGTAAGGTTGTACCACAGCAACCTATTGCTGGAACAGCAGATGCAACCACATCTGGTGGTTTCAGGGACATAATCAGCGACGTTTCTTACATCACCTCAAGTATTCCTACTGCAGCAAATCCAAACAATGTAGAAAAGACTACTCAGAAAGAACTTATCCGTAAGTTCTTAGAGATGAGTCCACAGGAACGCATTGGTATTGGTAACCGCCTCAAAAGTGCTGGGTATCAGGTAGGTGGATTAACTGGTCAGGCTACTAAAGATCTTCGTAACGCCTATCTCAAGGCATACGATGATCTTAACCAAGAAATTCTGATTGGTCAACAATTAGATTTGAACACATTTCTTACTCGTGAAGCAGCCGCAGACGGTGGAGCAGGTAAAGGTCCACGTGAGCCTTATGTACAAGGTCAAGAAATCAACGATATGGCTGCAAAAACTCTGATTGATGGAATTGTCAAGAGCTTAACTGGTCGCCCAAAGGCAAGTCCAGAAGAAGTTGAAAAGTATACAGCGATGATTCGTGCTCAACAGAAGAAGAACCCATTGGTTACTTCATACACAACCAAGGGTGGAAACACTGTTGGTTCAATGACAACTGGTGGCTTTGGTGCTCAAGAAGCACAGCAATTTTTAATTGACAAGATTTCACAAGGTGACGAAGCAAAGGCAACTCGTGCTTTAGATGCATACTCAACAGTAGTAGATATGTTCGGAGGACTTCGCTAATGGCAGTTAAGTTACCTCCTGATACTTGGATTAGTCAAGTAATTACATTTAAGGGTACACGTGACAACGTATACTCAAAGATTGATGGATCTCTTGTAGGTTATGTCAAGGATGGAAAGTTCATTCAGACAATTGATAAACTTCCAAAGTTAAACCCAAAGAAAAAGCCTGTTCAGGATAAAAAGTTTGCTGCAAATATCAAAAAGATTTCAGCACTTAATGCTATTCCTTCTCTGGAACAAGATGCTGCTTATTACAAAGAACAGGCAGAAAATGTCAACAATACTCCAGAAGAACGTGCTATCGCTAAAGCACAATATGAGGCACTTAATCTTCAAGTTGAAGCAAAGCGTAAAGAAGCAGGTCAAGCTGCAGGGGTTGTAGAAGAAGAGCAGGGTAAGACAGACGCAACCTCTGCTAGAGGTCGTCTTCCAAAAATTCAATCTGAGTTTGCTAAACTTAAAGAACAATATGATATTTTGCTGGACCCATTTGACCCAGATGGCAAAGGTCCAGGAATCAAAAAGAAGTTAGATACATTGGCCCAAGAGTATTCACAGATTTACCCAAAGGCTACTGGAACTCCATTAATTTCAAAGACTATTGCATTTGCACGTCTTGCTGACAATAAAGGATTACAAACTCCTACTACTCAAACAGCAACTACGACAGCAGGAGGACCTACTGGTACTCCGATACAGGCTCCTGCGCCTACACCTGCACCTGCGCCAACTGTAACACCTCAGCCAAAGATAACAACAGGTGGTACAACAGGTGGTACAACAGGTGGTACAGCAAGTGGTACAACAGGTGGTACAACAGGTGGCAACACTGGTGGTATAACTGGTGGTCCTTCAACAACAGCATTCCCGCAATACGGTGGAGTGGATACAACAACACTTGCTGGCATTACAGCAGCTAGTGCTCGTCCAGCAGTTGGAGCTGTTGTTAGTAAATATGACTCTATCCTTGCAAAAGCTCAGGCAGACTATAACCTTCCAGATATTATCTTTAGTAATGTAGATTCTTTAGGCAAGCTTCTTAAAGAATATGTTGACGGCAAAATTGACATTGACTTATTTAAGCAAAAGGTTGAAAACGATCCTTGGTATCGCCAAAACTCTAAAGAAATTAAAGCTCGTTACTTGCAAAAGTTTAATTATCAGGATTTAGTTAAGTCTGGCAATGCTAAGGGAACTACTGATTACGAGCAAAGAATTGCTCAAATTACTAATAACCTTATTAAGCAAGCACGTACTCTTGGTTCTGCCCTTGATGAAGGTCAGGCAAAGTTAATTGCAGAAGATCTTTATATCCATAATCAAGATGCGGATGAATCAGTAATTACACGTCGCCTTGTCAGTGGTATCCGTCCTATCGCTGGAATGATTGCTGGAAAGATTACGGAAGATTATAGTGGTCTTGCCTTACAGAATTACCAAGGACTTCAAGCCTTGGCCAAACGTAATGGTTTTAAGTTAGAAAATATCCTTCCACCTGGAATTGATGGAAAACCAGCAACAGCACAAGATACTTTGCAGCGTTTGGCGTTAGGCGAACTAGATCCAACTCGTCTTGCACAGGATGTTCGCAAACTTGCAGCAATTGGTCAGCCACAATTTGTCCGTGACCTATTAGGTCAAGGCATTGACTTAGACCAAATTTATTCTCCATATCGTAGAACTATGGCTAATATCCTAGAACTAGATGAAGGCCAAATTGACCTTAATGACCCAACGCTTCGTATGGGTATCAACGATAAGGGCGATGTCAACTTATATGATTATTCAAAGGCGTTGCGTCAAGACTCTCGCTGGCAGTACACAGGCAATGCTCGTAAAGAAGTATCAGATAGTGCGCTTACAGTTCTTCGTAACTTCGGATTCCAGGGGTAAATAAATGGCTAGAGAAGATATGTTTCTTGACGAAGGTGCCACATTTGGACGTCGCCGTACAAACATTCCAATTACTCCTGCAACTGCAGAAGAAGTAATTACAGAAAATGCCAAGTTTGACCCAGTAACTGGTATGCCTTTAGATCTTCTTGAAAGTGACATTCCAGAGATTCGTCAATCTTTTACTAAGCCTGGATTTACACCTGGACCATACCCTAAAGCATTTGAAAAATTCTTTGGGCCAGCAGATCCTAATATGCTTGGCTATAAAATAGTCACTAACGCTGATGGAAGTCAGCAGTTGGAAATTCAAACAGGTCCTAATACAAGTCAAACATTTGGTGCACCAATTAAGGTTAGCGCTGATGGAACAGTATCTCCATTTGAAAAAGATACTATCTTAAAAACTACAACATTAAAAACTGCTGAGCAACTTGCAGCAGATGCTGCAAAAGCACAAGCACAAGGTGAACGTCAATCTGCTTATGATTTGCTTTATTCAGAATTTCAGAAGTATGGACTTCAATCATTAGTAGAACCACTTAAAGGTTTAATTATTTCAGGTGCATCACCTTCAGAATTTACTATTCGTCTACGTGAAACAGATGCGTATAAGAAACGGTTTGCAGCTAATGAGGCTCGGATTAAAAATGGGCTTCGTGCTCTATCTGAGTTTGAATATATTACTAAAGAAGATGCCTACCAAGAAGTAATGCGTCGTAGAGGATTACCTCCAGAGTATTATACTAAAGGTGATATGGGAATTCAAAAGGGATTTGAGTCACTAATTGCTGGGGATGTTTCTTCTGCTGAACTAGAAGACCGTATCGTTACAGCGCAAGATCGTGTACTTAATGCTAATCCAGAGATTGCTAGAACTCTTAAAGAATTTTATCCAGGAATATCTAATGGAGATATTTTGGCTTACGCACTAGATCCTGCTAATGCTATCAATTCTATCAAACGTAAGATTACTGCTGCTGAAATTGGTGTAGCTGCTAAAGCAGAAGGCTTAACCAGTGGTCTAAGTCGTGCTGAGGAATTAGCAATGATGGGTATTACTGGAGCCGAGGCACAAAAGGGATACCAAACAATTGCTGGTGTAGTTCCACGTGCAAGCCAACTATCAGAAATTTACAAACAATCTCCATATACACAGCAAACAGCAGAGACTGAAGTCTTTGGACTTGCTGGTTCAACAGAAGCTGCAAAACAACGTAAAAAATTAACATCACTAGAAACTGCCGCATTTGGTGGCAGTGCTGGTGCTGGAGCAATTGCCAGAGACAGAGCTGGCGTACTATAAATAAAGCCTGCCAACGGGACGACTGGTCCGTTGGAGCGATAACAAAACCAGTAGTAGGAGCCACACCACCCGCCCCAAGGTGATTGTGAGGCCTGCGTCAAACTAACAAAGAATGGGAGAAGGACCTATGTCCAATTACGACTACGAGGATGATGACTTCGATATAGAAGACACCAGTAATGATCTCGTAAAACAACTGCGCAAGGCTACTAAAGCAAAAGATAAGGAACTGGCCGAACTAAAGGCACAGTTTGAAAATCTAAATAAAGCGCAAAGAGAACGAGCAATTAAAGATGCCCTCGAAAGTCGTGGGGTAAACAGCAAAATTGCTTCATTTATCCCACAGGATATAGACCCAACTGAAGAGTCTGTATCTAAATGGCTTGCAGAATATGCCGATGTATTCGGTATTGAAACAAGCCAAAACCAGGCAACACATAATGTAGATCCAGCTCAAGCTGCTGCGTACAAGCGTATGACTAATGCTGTTGAATCAGGATCATCTCCTGAACACAACGACAACATTATGCAGAAACTAATGAATGCAAATAGTCGCGAAGAATTGGATGAAGTTATTAGATTGTCTGGACTCTAATCCGATCCTAAACAAGAAAGGCTAGACCCTAATGGCTATCCCAACAGGTACCCCCACAACCACGTCTAGCATCAGCAACCTCGTACAA